GTATCACCAGATAAAGATGACGTTGTAAACAATGCCGGTAAAGATGAAGCTCAAGATATCGTAGATTTTAGGCTTGCACTTTCTTCTAGCTCATATGCTGTTCTAGATTCTGGTTATAAATATCAGTATGATAAGTACAACGATCTTTACCGTTGGGTTCCTCTAAACGGTGATATCGCTGGTCTTGCAGTTCGTACAGATAATCTAAGAGATCCATGGTGGTCACCTGCTGGTTTCAATCGTGGTCAGATTAAGAATATCATCAAGCTTGCCTATAATCCAGCTAAAGCAGACCGCGATCTTCTTTATAAGAATGACGTTAACCCAGTCTGCATATTCCCCGGTCAAGGTACAGTCCTATTCGGTGATAAAACGATTCTTGGTAAGCCAAGTGCATTTGATCGAATCAACGTTCGTCGCTTGTTTATTGTTCTTGAAAAGGCAATTGCAACTGCTGCGAAGTTTACTCTATTCGAATTCAATGATGCTTTCACAAGAGCACAATTTAGAAACTTAGTTGAACCTTTCCTAAGAGACGTTCAGGGTCGTCGTGGTATCTATGACTTCAAGGTTGTTTGCGATGAATCAAACAATACAGGCGAAGTCATTGACCGCAACGAATTTGTAGGAGACATCTACATCAAACCAGCACGCAGCATCAACTTTATTCAGTTAAACTTCGTAGCGGTTAGAACCGGTGTCGAATTCTCTGAAGTCGTTGGCAAGTTCTAATAAATAGGTTTAACTAGTAAGGAGAATTTAAATGGCCTTTAATATCAATGAAATTAAAAGTCAAATGTTATTTGATGGAGCGCGTCCTGCGCTCTTTCAAGTAACTCTACAGAATCCCGCAAACTCTGTAGCAGATGTTAAGTTTCCATTCATGTGTGAAGCTACGGCTTTACCAGAAGCAGATGTAGGTACTGTTCAGGTTCCTTACTTTGGTAGATTTATCAAGCTTGCTGGTGACCGTACTTATCCTGATTGGCAGGTAACGGTTATCAACGATGAAGACTTCCTAGTTCGTAATGCCCTTGAAGAATGGTCTAATAAGATTAATTCTTTCCAAGGTAACATTAGAGCTTTTGGTTCCGCTTCACCACTACTATATAAGTCACAGGCACAGGTTGTTCAGTTCTCAAAGACTGGCGTTCCTATCCGTACTTATCAGTACAATGGTATTTTCCCAATTGCTATAAGTAATATTCCTCTTGCATGGTCTTCACAGAATGAAATTGAAAGATTCTCAGTAACGTTTGCTGTTGATTATTGGGAAGTTTCCGGTGGGATTACCGGAAATGCTGGCGGTATTTAATAATAAAGGGGGAGATATTCTCCCCCATACTTTAAGTGAGATAATATAATGGCAAGTTTTCCAAGTATTTTTGGTTTTGAATTCAAGCGAAAAAAAGATGAGGATAAAAGTAACAACGAATCATTTGCACCGTTAATTCAAGATGACGGTGCAGTTGTTGTTTCTGCTGGTGGCGCATATGGTACTTATGTAGATATGGAAGGTTCTGCTCGTACAGAAGCAGAACTCGTCACCAAATATCGCGAAATGTCTTTACATGCAGAACTCGATTCTGCTATTGAAGATATCGTTAACGAAGCCATTATTGTAGATGATGATTTTGATGTTATTGAAATTAATTTAGATAGGACTGGGCTTTCTGATAAGCTTAAAGGTGCTATTCGTCAAGAATTTACTCAAATCCTTCAGTTGTTTGAATTTAATACGCACAGCTATGATATCTTTAGACGGTGGTATATTGATGGTAGATTATACTACCATGTTATCATTGACGATGCTAGACCTCAAGATGGTATTAAAGAATTCCGTTATATAGATCCACGAAAAATTCGCAAGATTCGTGAAGTCAAGAAAAAGCCTATACCAAATTCTAATGTTGTAGTGACTAAAAATCAACAAGAGTATTTCATCTACAACGAAAAAGGATTTAGTCAGAACATAGGACCAACTTCTACTGGTACTGGTAGTACTGGTGTTAAGATTTCTGCTGATGCAATTCTTCATATCACATCAGGTTTAACAGATAAAAATAATCAATTAGTATTAGGTTTCCTTCATACCGCAATCAAGCCATTAAATCAGCTTAGAACACTTGAAGATGCCACATTAATTTATAGAATTTCTCGTGCTCCAGAACGTCGTGTATTTTATATCGACGTAGGTAACTTGCCTAAGATGAAGGCTGAACAATATCTTCGTGATATTATGGCAAGATTTAAGAACCGAGTTGTCTATGACTCTGCTACTGGTGAAGTAAGAGACGACAGAAAGTTTATGACCATGTTGGAAGATTTCTGGCTACCTCGTCGTGAAGGTGGTAAAGGAACAGAAATTCAAACGCTTCCTCCCGGTCAAAATTTAGGTCAGCTAGAAGATGTTAAATACTTTCAAAGAAATCTTTACAAGGCATTAAAGATTCCTGTTAATCGTATTGAACCTGAACAGACTTATAATTTAGGTCGTGCAACTGAAATTACACGAGATGAAGTTAAGTTTGCCAAGTTTGTAAATAGATTACAGACTCGTTTTGCAACTTTATTCCTAAGTGCATTAGAGAAGCAATTAATTTTAAAGAAAATTATTACACCAGAAGATTGGGTGGTTCTTAGCAATTTAATCTCATTTGATTTTGCTACAGATAATCATTATGCAGAATTAAAAGAATTAGAAATTGTTAACAATAGAATGGCAGCAGTACAAGCTGTAGATCCATTTGTTGGTAAATACTTCTCTGTAGAATGGGTCCAGAAAAATCTTCTACGTCAGAAAGATGAAGATATAGAAGAGATTATGCAACAAATCGGTGAT